CTCGGGCGTATTAACAACAAGTGTTAACGGGGCCCACACAGTCTGTGTCTGAGGATGATAAGTCCTTTCAACTCAGCTGTGCCCAGCGATATTTGTAACGAACTCGCTTCGCAAGCGAGTCGACGCCCAGAGGCGTTTCAAGCCGAGGGTTTACCAAGGCTCTAAACGTCTGACTCCAGCAGTCCGTGTCGTATTTTACGCGACACGGCACGACTGCCAAGAACCGATACTCCTTCCGGCACAGATGCCGGTTGGGACGGGAAGGCAGGTGGGAGTTACACGCCCTGAACACATTGAGTACACAAGCTAGGCTCGTGTTGTTCACTATGTCCTCCATACCCCATAATGTAGGGGCTTCCAGTGTTCCCGGATCGATAAGATCCGTGGTCCATGGACAATTGAGACCAGTGCTCCTTTCGGGCACATTGCGGTACCAATTGTGGACTAGGGTGGTTATCCCGAAAGGTTGAAAGCCGAACTTTTCATAACAATTGTTATGAAAGGCAATAACTTTCATCCGGGAGTCGTAATCATCGTCAGGCAACGATCGTAGACGGCATGGTGTTATATCCACGCCACGGTAATATTCTTTACCACAGGATTCCCGAAAGGACCCTGCTACGAAAGACTTGTCTTTGTTGACCGCAAGGCCAACAGATTCAAGCAGCCCGATTGCCGCCGCCGCGAAAGCGGTGGGCACGACGATATCGTCACCATACACGTACACGCGCGTGGGGAGTTTCCTCCTTCTCACGTGGCGGCCATTTCGGACCGCGTCGTAATTGGTGAGTGCTGTAAGTAATGCCCAGATCGAAAGCGCCATAATAGGGAAACAGCAAGCTGATCCCATAGGTGCATGTTTCGATAGAGTAACAACGGTGCCATCAGGGAGCATTGTCTTCTTGCTGCGACAGGCCTCTAATGCCTCAACCCAGTTTTCTGGGAAAAGCATTTTAACGAGGTCCATCGATAGCAAGTCGCTAGCGTCTTTGAGGTCAAGCGTTGATGTATCTTGGGTTATCGATCCAAGAAACGCTTGTCGTTGATTAACTCTTTGGTCTGTGAAGTTCACCAGACCACTGGTTAGAGGATGTGCTTCGAGTTGCTCAGTAAGCAACCGATTAAGCCCTTGTTGTATGAACATCGTCTCACGCGGTTCGCAGGATATGATCCTGGGGCCGCGCGCGTCTTTGTCAACAACAAGGATTTTCGCACATGGTTCATATGTAGCCAAATGACCCAACCCCACACAGGGGCGAAGTTGGTTCGCTACGGTCCACCCATCCGTGAAGGATGAACCCCCGATATCTACAGCTGGCATAACGTCGCACACGTGCGACGCGCCTGCGTAGAAGTACTCGGGATACGACCAGATACCGTCAATACTTTTGACGTACCTGGGCTCGAAGTACCGCTGGTGAACCAGGGTACTGCAAGCGGACGCACCTGAACCGTGTTTGGGAAGTATGTCTCGCGGATTGATCCGCGATAATACGTACCGGACAAGTATGCGTGCTGTGTCGACAACGATCCCCGCTCGGGCAGAACGCCCGTTTGGTTTTGGGTCGATGACGACGCTTCCTTCCAGTCTGGAAGGATCAGCAGCGTACCGTAGGCTTCTGTCTGATAGGATTTGCTCGTTTTGAACAAACCTTTCCAGGCAAAGGCCCACCGATTCGGGGGTGTGTCCCCCTCTAATCTTGCCGAAGACAGCGAACAGCTGGTTAAGGCAAGAGACAGCATCAATGCTAATGTTAGGCAAGAGACAACCGTTCTCATCGCTGAAGATGGCTGCCCATGCTTTATGCATGAACATTGGTAATGCAGATCCTTCCCCTTTTTCAAGGGGATACAGGGCTGGTTCCTCGAGGACTCCGGTTTGGAGACCTGATAACAGCGCTGTGCGCCATGCCGTGAGGCATCTTGCATAGTAGTCTGCACCTTCGCTAATACATTTCTCACTGAATTGATTTCGATCATATTCCGTGGTGTATTTGTTGTTGCTACCGCATCGTGACACTTCGGACCAGATGTCCGAAAGTCGTTGATTAATTATTTGTGATTCCATATTGTTTGGTTTCAGTTAATCAAATACAACGATTGTTGCGTCACACACACCCAAATGGGTCACTACGGGGCGCCTCTTCGCAGAGGGCCCCATAGCGAGTAGGAAGCCATCACTGACTTGCGTCAGCTGCCTCAATTTGAGGTATTTATCGCAGCAACACTTATGTCAGAGCATCCCATCAAGGATGTCGTTCATAATTGCTGTGTCGCTGAGCAGTGCAGCAGTCCGCTCACAAGCGGCCAACACGTCTGCCCGATCCACGAAGGACGGGACGACGAAGTTGACATAGTTGCGGAGCGTACCGAAAGCACCAGAAGTGGTGTCCGGTACAGGGATATTCACCCTGAAATCAATCAGGGTGCGTTTCGCCATTGCTTTGTCCAACTGTGATTGCACAGTCAGAGATTTGGACTCATCAGTTGCGAGGCCCGAAACAGAATATTTCGAGCCATCTGATGGAGTGCCGTAGAGCTTATCAAAGATAAGCTGGTTTCCCGCTGTTCCCAGCGTGTATGTATCTGCCAACATTTGTTGTAGTTCTTTGTTGAACTGCACGGATGCGCAGAGGCCCACTCGGGCGTACACAGACATGCAATTCGGGTTGGTAGTTAGTACCATCGCGAACGTCTCACGTGAGACGTTCTGGTAAACGATTGTACCAACATCTCTGCGACCGTAGCCCACTGACTTCCACTCGGAAGCCGGGGTTCCGGGACGTAGATTTGCGAGGGCTCCCACGAAGAGGACCCAAGCTCGCCGCGCACATAGGTATTCCGTTGAAACGGAATTACCGAAACGGTATTACCGTCCACTCGCGTGGATGAGGTACTGGATTCTATTGGCCTTACGGCTTCTAGTATGTGCACGTCGGTGGTCGATTTTGTAGTCGACCATGTATGGAGCGTAGTTACAAACTGCGGATCGGGTGTGAATCCGTCCGCTTGTGCCAGGAAGTTCGAGATTGGAAAGAAGAAATCCAACACGAAACTCCTGGGCAATATATTCCATAGACCCTTCAGACTGGGTTTTAATCCAAGCTGTTCCCGTATGGCATTGAGCCGCACGGTATCGGGTCGCAGGAATGCATTAGGCGTGAATTGGCGCAAAGCGCCCTGCCTAAACACAACTTTGGTTTGTTTGTTGATCGTCATATAGGTCTGGTACAACGCCAGATCCCCGTTTCCTGTCACCCAATTATACTTGACATAGGTCGGATCGACCTTTGTTTCAGTATGGGTGCCCGAAACTGCAAACGGTTTTTCAAGCCGTTTTAGATCAGCATCTACGCGGCCTAACGCGGAATACACGTTATTGACATCCCTGATTAAGGGTTCAATCCCGAACTTCCACGCTAGGTGTAGGCCTACAACTGAACTAAGGAATCGTCCCGGTCCACTTTGGAAATCTTCTCTGACAGAGTCAGCGAAGTATCCCAATGACCGTTTCGGATTCGAGCTGTTCAAAGCTCTTGCTCGCGCTTCTAAAATTCGCGCGGCCACACTGCCCAATGTTTGGTGCAGGTCCTTCAGTTCGTATAGGCTTACTAAACCTTCCATCCTGTTCCGGCTGATCGCCGGAACCCTAGATCTGGCTACCAATGTTCCATCCGGTACGGGCAAGTGCTCGTCTCGGTTGGACGCATAATAAGCAGCTGTACTTGGCACGTTCACTACAGCACTCCCGAAAGGGAATGATGTGTTTGTGTACGTGAAGACGGCTCCGATAGGCGTGACTTCATCACCCCCACGACGCTTGTCGTGGGTGCAAAGATGCCACGCACCCTTTGAACCGGTCACATCCGTGATCGTTTCTCTGGACTCCGGAGAACCCACGAGCATCCGTGAACCATTGGTTCCGGACCGCGCGGAATAGACTGATCCAGGGTACTTAGGGCTTCTAAACCCGTTTGTACCTTTGAATTCAGTCGTTCCATACCCTCCACTTTGAACAGTGTAGGGTCCGCCTCGTGTTCTTGTTCTTGTTGCCATACATTAGCGACAGCACCCCTTAGT